CGGCCGCCTTGCGGACGGCCTCGATCGGCGAGCCGTGGAGCGCCCACAGCGAGCGGTCGTGCTCGCCGCGGGCGATCTCCTCAGGGGTGGCGCCGCTGCCCACGCTGGCCGATCCTGGGCCGGCGACTGGCGCGGAGTCCAGCATCCGGTGCAGGTGAGCGGCGACGGGGGCAGGGCGGGCGATCATCAGCCGGTCCCGCGCCGGTCTTCGACGGCGCAGAAGAAGATGGTTGCGCCGCCAGCCTTTCCGCTGCCGCTCTCCGTCTTCTCGGCCACCAGCGTGTCGCCCTGGATCAACTCCAAGGCGGTCCCGGTGGCGCCCGCGTCGACCGTCATCGAGGACGGCGTCCACTGGGTCAGCGCGGCGCCGCCGCTGCTGTTGGTGGTGAAGGTGAACAGGGTGGTTGGGGTGCCGGCCCGGTAGCGCTTCACCGTGTAGGTGCTGTAGTCGGTTGCGTGGGTCGCCACCGCCGTGTCGGCCTGGATCTTGACGTAGTCGGTCTGGATACGCAGCCCGACCGGGCCGGCCCAACCAAACTGACCACGCGACGCGGTCCCGGCGGCGGTGTAGGGGATCTGGATGCTGATCTCTTCGTACATGACAGCCTCTCAGGAAATGTTGATGCCGTAGGCCACGGTCTTTGCGGTGGACAGTTGCAGCGGGCGGCGGTTGAACCGCTGCACGCCGGACAGTTCCACGACGCCCTTGCCGGGCTTGCGCTCGGTCGACAAGGACAGGGCGCGCCGGATTGCCATCCGATGCTGCGACACGTCAACGAGGAGCAGGCCGGACGTGGCCCCGGAGCCGGTGTAGCGGCCGGTCGAGGCGAGATCGTCGGTGGCGAAGGGGCTGATCCGGATGGGGACGCCGCCGATGCTCGCCAGCTCGCCGGTCAGGACGGCCGCCCGGGGTCCGTACTTGTCGACGGTGGCGACCTGATCGAGGGCCAGCATCTTGAGCAGGAGCACCTTCGCCGAGGTGACGAGGCGCCGGCCGTTCGACATGCTGAACGGGCTATCCAACTTGCTGAACAGTTCGAGGATCTTGGCGTAGGAGAAGGTCGACATGTCCAGCGTGTTGCTCAGGTCCAAAGCCTCGCCGCGCAGGCCCTTGATCTGGTTGCGGTGGTCGCCGGTCCCGCCGGCCCCGGTGGTGGTGAAGATGCCGCCCGGGCTCCACGAGGCGATCGTGTCGGTGGCCGTGACGTTCTTCTGACCGTTCAGGATGCAGTCCTCGGCGCCGAACCGGATGGACCGGGCAAGGATCGTCATCATGTCGGCCATCGTGATCGCGATCGCATCCTCCATGCTGAAGTCGTCGATCACGAGCCGCACCGACAGGGCAGCGGGCGTGATGCTGATCTTGTCGAGCACCGCGCTGGAGGCGCTGTAGGCGGCCGGGTCATCGTTGGACGCGGCCCCGGCGCCGCTGGGGCGGGGGAGCTGCTTGACGACCGGCATGTCGGAGCGCGCGCCGAGAGTCTCGGTGGGCAGGTCGGACATGAACAGGGGGGCGTCGCCGGTCTGCCCGACAAAACCCAGGGGGATCATGACCTCATCAGGGATCGCGTAGCCGCCGGCGGCATCCGTGGCCCCGGTGAAGGCGCGATCGACGGCCTTCTCGCTGAACAGACCCTCGACGGCGGCGCGGGTGAGGCCGAGGGGGCCGTTGACGAGGTGGCGGGCGAGCATGGCCGCGGCGCGCGGCGCGCCGGTCTGGAGATCGTGCAGGCTGTTGGCGCTCTTGCCGTTGTGGGCCGCCATGGCGCGACCGGCCACGAGGAGGCTCTTGGCCTGCCAGTGCCAGTCATCGGCGACCGTCTCGGAGGTAAGCAGACCGGGGACAGGCACCGACTGGCCGAGCCACCGCTCGGTCGTGTCGAAGAGCCGGACGGCCGCACCGAAAGGATCGGGCGCCGAGCGGCGGAACTGGCGGTAGACCTCGGGGCCCTGGCCGACCTGGGCGGCGGCGACCTGCTGCTGCGCCTGCCACGAGGCGGCCTCGCGGGAGAGGGCGTCGATGTCGGCGGCGGCCTTGTCGACGGCGCGCTTCAGCTCCGCGTCGGTGCGCTCGCCGGTCTGCACCTTGGCGTGCAGGGCCTTGATCTCGCCGGTGGTGGTGGCGAAATTGCTGGTGATCACCTCGACCACCTCGCCCTGCTTCATGCCGGGCGACAGCGTCTTCATTTCGATTGCATCCTCTGCGAAAAGCGACACGTCGCCTCCTACTTCGTGAACCCGAACCAGTCTCCCGGCTCGGTGGTGAAAGACTTTGCGGGCGCCCGCTCGGGCATCTCCGCGGGGCCGGGCCGGCAAGCGTCACCGTTCATCGGGATCCCGACGACGGAGCACTCCAACAGCTTCGGCCGCAAGTAAACATACCCCTGCTTCGCGTACCGAGGGTCATCCATCGGCAACTGCGCGCGGGCCAGCACGGCGGTCGGCAGGAAACCGACCGAACAGGCGTGTAGGTGCCCCTTGTCGAGCATGTCGGCCACCAGGGCGGCCAGACTGTGCATGGCCGGCTCGGCGGGCCGGTAGGGCACGAAGTCGCCGGACAGGGGTTGTCCGCCCACGTTGGCCCATCGGCCGATGGGCATCCCCCACGTCGCATGGTTGTAGAACGCGACGGGGTTGCGCGCGAACCCGCCGAGGTCCCAGTCCTGATCGACGATGTCGCTTGCCCGATCGACGTTGTCGGTGGACATCGTGAAGCGGAAGGCGGCCTCTCCGTCTCCGGCCGCCCGGGTGATCGAACCCATGGCGCGCCAGCCGACAGCCTGAACGGGCGCCTCGCGGGACACCAGGGACGAGGCCCCGGCGAGGCGGGCGATCACATCGCCGCTCGGCACCTCGCCGCGCTCCACGGCCCGCAGGTCGTCGGCCGACAGGCAGCACGCCTCAGCCACCAGGGACCGGGCCACGGCCCAGCCGACGCTCTTCGACTGCGCGACGCTGGCCAGCACGCTGGCGAGGCTGCTGTCGGGGCGGCTGTAAACCTGAATGAGGGTCGTCATGTCAGACCCCTACCACGCGCGCGGCGGTGGTGCAACGGCAATTCACCACCTCGGCAGCAGAGCGAAACAGGCCCGGGCCTGCGGCGCGCTCGCCGGTGTGTTTTCCGATGGGGATCGAGAAGTCTTCGCCCGGGTCGACCTGCACCCCGTCGAGGGCGAGGTGAGAGGGGCGCGTGGCCGCGTCTTTGGCGGCCAGCCATTCGACCTTGAAGGCCACCCCGATCTGCGCCGCCGACTGGTAGGCCGACACGGTCCCGGCGCCGATCGCGATCCCGGCCTCGGTGCGCGCGATCCGTAGCGCCCGCATGGGCGACCACGTCCCGGCCGTGTCGAGCTGGATCGCGGCCTGAAGCTGGTTGGACGACCAACCCTCGGCGAGGCCGCGCCGGACGATGGTGGCCAGATCCGCCCGCGTGACCCCGTCGATGGCCACCACGTTCTCGGCGACGGGTAGTGTGGACGGCGACAGGACCGGGTCCCAGGAGATCGAGCGCCCGAGGTCCCGGGCGACGCGCTCGAAGCCCGCGCGCTCGGCGTCGCGCATGACCGGGTCGATCAGCCCGGCCAGCGGGTCGCCCGAGTCGCCCAGGAGGATCGCGGCGAACGTGTCGGCGATCAGGTCCCGGTGGACCTCGGGCCACGCCTTGACCGCCATGGGTTCCGGCCATTCGAGGAGCCGGACGCGGCCGGCGACGGTGGCCTTTTGCTCGGCGAGGAAGGGGCGCACGGTGACCAACAGGGCGCGCTCTGCGGGCCGCTGGACCGTGCGGACGTAGCGCGCCCACTCCTGGCGGCGGGTCGGCTTTGCGGCGCGCTGTACGGGCCCTGTGATGGCTTTTTCGGGGTGCAGTTCTTTGTACTTCCGACGCGCCCAGGCCCGGCCCGGGTCGCCGCCCCAGAGGAGCCACGCGATCCACCCGTTCGACGGGTCCGAGTCGTTCCCGAAGCCCGGGGCGTCGCGGTCTGAGTTGTGGCGGGCGAAGTAGTTCACCATCCGGCCAACCGTGCGGGGCGACAGGTTGCGCCGGCCGGAAATGTCGCGGGCCCGGGCGACGCCTACCGCGGTCCCGCCGCGGCCGTGCTCCTCGCGCAGCCGCAGGCCCTTCTTCGCCGCTGCCGCCATTTCGGCGGTAGGGCGGAGGTCAATCGCCATCGGCGAGGGCCTCGTCAAGGGCGGCGCGGGCCGCGTCGATCATCTCCTGATCGCCGCCCTCGATGGCGTCGAGGAGGTCCTGGGCCGCAACCGACAGCCCGGCGGGGGCATCCGTGCCACCCTCGGCGGGGTCGCTGGCGAACATGTCGGGGGTGACCTCGTTGAAGCCCTCCAGACGGTAGGCCGCCTCGGGGGTCAGCCCGTTGTCGATGTGCGACTTCACCCGCTCCAGCCGCGCGCCGCGGTCCTCCTGGAGCGGGGCCACGCCGCCAAAGTCGAACCGCACCCGGACGGGCTCAAGGTAGCAGGCGCCGATGGCGTCGAGGATCCCGTGGATGCGCTCCGCCTCTCCTCGGATGTTGCGCCAGTATTGCGTAGACTGTTCACGCGCCGTCGCGTAGTTCGCTGTCTCCAACCCGAGACGCACGGGCGGCACCCCGGTAACAGCCAGCGTGCAGGCGCGGGCGGCAGCGCTGCGCTCGGCCTCCTCCATCTCCTTCGGTGACCACGACAGGGGTGTTAGCTCCAGGCTGCCCGACAGGACGGCCACACCCTGATCGGCGGCCGTGAACGCCTTTGTCAGGCTCGACTCAGCCTGGGCGATCTGCTGAGGGGTCAGGGGGGGCGACCCGGCCCGCGGGCTGGCGATGGCGTCGGGGCGGCCCTTGCGGCTACTCTCAGCGGCGCGGCGGCTGGCGTTGTTGTTCGCCGAGATCACCGCGTCCAGGGGCGCGGCGGGCGCCATCCCAGACAGGTCGGTGGCGTCGTAGCGGGCGCGGAAGCGATGGGCCGAAACAATGCCCGACTGCCCGTAGGTGGCGCAGGGGAGGTTGGCGTAGCCCCCGAAGCCGCCGCCATCGTCCACCGCGTACCCAGCGATTGAGCCAAGGCTGTTGGCGATTGGTTGCACCCGCGTCGGGGGGAGCCAGATCAGCGCGGTCGGGCCGGCATTTGCGTTTTGGATCAGGACGTGGCCGTAGGCGTTGCCCCCGGCGCCGAGGTCGACCATCCACTGCTCACACAGTTCGCGCCACGAGGTCGGCCGGATGGCGATGGTGCCGGCGCCAGTCATGCTCAGCGCCCGCGTGCCGTTCGGGTTGGCGAGGAGGTCCAGCACGGGGTGCGACTTGAGCCGCTTGCCGTTCTTGTCTTCGGCGTACAGGGGGAGGGTAGACAGGTCCATCGCCTTGTCGGCGACAGAGGCGTGGAACCAGGGGTCAAGGGCGACAGCCCGCAGCGCGCCTGCGGGACTGTACTCCGGCGGCGTGGAGAGGCCCGTGCCGTAAGCGGCCCCGGCAGGGATGGGCTTGTCGCCGTCCAGGGTGGGGACGGTCACCGACTGCCCGAGGCCGAGCGAGCGGGCGACCCACCCGGAGAGGCGGGTCCAGCGGGATGGGGCGGTGGCGGCGTCGCTCATGGGTGGCCCCTACCACGGATCGGCGTCACAGTCCACCCGCGCGCGAGTAGCCGTGTAGCCTCCCCCTGTGGCCATCCTAGTAGTCATTAATTCCTATGAC